CCGCCCGGCGGTGATTGCGAGATTATGAAAGGTGAGGAGTTTGCTTTCGGTTAGTTGGATTGATTGATGGTCGATTCCGAGGTTGCGGGCCATGACGTTACCATATTCCAGCATTTTTTCGGTGACCTCGCCGGTTTCCTTTCCGAACAGACCGGTGTTCTCGACCATGTGGGCGAGGCGTTTTTCTGACTGGGATGCGGCTTCCCCGATTTCCGTTATCTGAAGGACGGTTTCGCCAATTTTTTTCCCGGCTTCGATGATTCCCTCCACCATGGTTTTTCCGATCTCGTAAATCCCCAGGGCCTCCACAACATGGGAAAGATGCTCGAAGGATTCCTGCATGGAGGCGATGCCGCTGGAGACCTCTTTCGAGTCGAGGGAGATTTTTATGGTGGATCCAATTGCCATGTGTGCTTGCGGTTGGTGATTTTCAGGAAGTTCCTATCAATCGACAGCCTGCGCTGCGCGCTTTTTGCCATAGTGGTCACGTGGATGCCCCGGCTCATCCAATGACACGCGATGAGCTGGTTTCCAAGGGCGGCCGGAAGCGCGTGGATGGAGTCGGGCCATGGGATTCCGCACGCCCCCAGCACATGAATGATGAACGCGATGGAACATGCTATTTCTTCCGGCTGGTTTTTTTTGGCGGAGCCGGGGCCGCCGGGGATTTTGGGGTGGTCACGGTAGCGGAAAATTTAGCGAATTCGCGCTGCGCGTGCCGCTCGATGACATGGAACACCGCGGCATCCGCCCGGTGGGAAAATTCCAGGATTCCCTCGGCTACTTTGGCATCCGACATCCGGCAGAGATCAAAGGAGGGAAGAGTAAACGCGAAACATAATTCCAGAACGTTTTTTATGGCCACCGGGCCGCCGGTGACGACCGGGTTTTTGCGCCGGGTGGTCAACCATTCCACCAGGCCGAAGGTCAGGGGATGGAGGGAGAACTCCCCGAGTTGTTTCGGGGCATCTATCGCGGCTTCCCGCCGGGCGGTGGCGGGTGATATTTTGCGTTTCATAGTGGCTGTCATTGGTGCAGGGAGTCATTGGTGCAGGGAGTCTAACAAATACTTGCGGATTTTCGCGGGGGCCTTGGCGGGGATCATGCCGCAGGCGCGGCCGTGGGTTTGCCAGGTGGAAAACTCGCCCGCACGTTCGCGGCGCTTGGCTTCGGTGATGAGATCGCAACGGTTTTTGACGAAGGCCACGACGTAGGAAACAGGGGACTCCGGGGAGGCGGCGCACACCTGGCCGATGGTCCTGAAGGTTTTCCAAACGGCGTTGAGGGTCAGGCCGAGGAAGGCGGCGGCGTGGCGGATCCACTCGTCGCTGTTAGAACAGCCCCGGGGGCGGGCGGAAATGAAAGTCATGAGAAGCGCGAAAGGATGGGCTGGAAAAGTGGCTTTGAAGCCGGCGGGATCGTCCCATGCCGACATCATGTCACAAGTCAGATAGAGCCCGTCCGGCGACTGCGGTTCGAGGTGGAACCGGACATAATCGGCACCGCTTTCGCAGGCGATGAGGCGGACGGGCTCCGCCGCGCATGGTTCGATGCCGATGCTGAGGAGCGCCGCCGCGAGGTTTATGTCCCCGGTGCCGAAACTGGACTGGCCGGTGATTTTCATGGGGTGGGCGTCAGGTGTAGGTGACGGACGAGGAGAGCGTTATGAACGGCTTGTAAATCGCGTTGAGGTCGCCGGTCTCGAATTCCTTGTTCGCGCGTTTGATATTGCCTCCGATGACGATCAGGCCGGCGCCGGAAACGGGGGAGGAAAACAGGCCCTTCGAATTGGTATTTAGGCTATCGGCAGCGGAGTTGGCGAGGGTGAGCACGGCGGCGATGGTCGGCACCAGGCCGGTGCCCTTGACGCTGACGACCCCGGATACCTTGACTTCGGACGACTCATCATAGAGCGACAACCCGATAGAGCAGCCGACGTGATCCTCGACAAATGAGGTTTTGACGCTGTAAGATGTTTCGAACGAGGCCAGGGTCAATCCCGTGGCGGAAACATCGTTGACGCACCCGAAACGGGATTGGGCATGGACTTTGGCGGGCATGGCTGGAAGTTGGTTAGAGATGGACAGGCTTTCGGGCTTGAGAATGGGGGACCATCGGCGCTTGTCAAAATGGTCACTGGCAGACCATCACCAGCGGCATGGAGGTAACGCGGCGGCCGCCCTCGGCAGAGAGGGATGGAGCCAGGCCCCAGATGCCCCAAGATTGAAAACCGGGGACCGCCTGCATGTGGTATTCCAGTCGCGAATAGTCGCATCCCGGACCAATCAGGAGTGTATCCAGCGCGGCGGCCATGGCGCGGTGGTTAGCTGCGGAAATTGATTCGTCCTCGTCCTCCCCGGGGATGGTGGTCAGGTCTATGCGCAGGGACAGGCGCAGGACACCGCGCAACACCTCATGCTCTTCCGAGCCGGTCTCGATGACGGTCAGGTGGGGAGGTTCCAGGAGATCGGCGTCACCGGTGAGATGGATGGGGACGGCGGCGAGCGCAGTGCCGGGGATGGATGCCGCCAGGAAATCCCCGATGGCTTTTAGTGCGGTGTCGGAGGTGGTCATTTGGCTAGGCGTTCGATGATTTTCTCGTAGCGTTTGAGGGTGACTTTTCCGGCCATTTCGATGGCGCGGGCGGAACTGGCTCGCGACAGGATGTCGTCCAACCCAACATACCTGGCTTGATTGTCCATGATGGCCACCGGGTGGTGAGGTTTTTTGTCCATGGATCCGCGACCAAGATGGGAGTTTTTTCCGGCCCAAGGGATGTATCCCCTGCCGATGTTGATGCGATCCAGCCCGGTCTGTTCGGCGGCGAGGAATTCGCCCGCGCCGATCCATCCGCCCTTGGCGGTGCCGATCTTTTTAGTCTCGTATTCAACGGCACGGTTGAGGGTGGATTGACTGCACAGTTTCTTACCCTCATAGGGTAGTTTTTTCGTCCTGATCCCCTTGATTCTGTTTTCCTTTACCCACGCGATCAGGTCAAAAGACGATGCGAGGTATCGCTTGTTGAGTGGGCGCGCATTCGGCATTACGATAACCACCTTCAGGAAGTCGGCATAAATGGCGTTCACCTGGCGCTCATAGGATTTAACTCGGTCAGTGCCCCACGCCTGGGTTTGGCGGGCGAGTTCGCGGCAGAGCTGGACAGCCCATCGGGCGGTGGCATCCTTGCCGGTTTCCCCGACCTGCCTGGCGTACTTTTCCAAGCCGGCGGTGATTTTCGGCAGATCCAGCTTGCCCTTGATCATGCCTTCTCCTTTTCGGTGAGGGAAATTTTGACGAATTCCCGGCCGATGTCCACGCTTCCGACGCGGAAGGTTTTGCCGCGGGCGCCGGCGGATTTTCCGACGTAGAAAATGGCGGAGCCTGGATAGATGACGGACCAGTCCGCCACGAGTGCCACGGCGGTCAGGGAGGCGGCCGGGGAAAATCCGACATCCGTGAAATCGCGGGAGGCGGTCTCCTCTGCCAGGACGGCTTGCACGGCATCCCCGCCCGCGATGGATAGCGGCTCGGTGCCGATGGTGGCGAGTGCCTGCGGCGCGGCGGTGGAGATGAAATCGGTGAGGAGGGACATGGCTGCGGCGGGTGATACTCGAAAGCCTCCGCCCCTCGCGAGACGGCGGCCCCGATGGAACCAACATGATTCGGAAGATCAGGAGACGGTGGCGGCTTTGAGCCCGAGCACATGCCACGCGCCGCCGTACGCGGCAAGAGTGACGGATGCCCCGGCGTAGGCAGCGAAGCTGATGGTGGTTTTTGCTCCTCCTGTTACCCCGTCGTTTATCAGCCCGGTGTGGGTCGGGCCGGTGGTCAGGGTCAGGCGTTGCCAGGGTGGCAGGAGATTGCGGGAGGCCATGGCGGTGGTGCGGCGGGACGCGCGGGCGTCCCGCCGCTGTTATGATGATCAACCGGCAAGCAGGGCAACGAATTCCGGGCGGAGCACTTTGACCCCCCAGGCAATGGCGACCTCGTAGGTGGCCATGCGGTAGCCAGGAAAACCGGCAACCTCGAAGGACAAACCCGAAAGCGGGTCGGTGACTACCTGGCGATCAAACGCGAGGTCGTTCGGGTCCATGATCGGCAGGCGGGTGGCAAGCAGGATGCCGGGGCGGCTGAGGGCCACGTTTTTCGGAAGTTGCGCCACTACGGCGACTGCGTGTTCGGCGGCACCCTGGGCAACCAGGAGGCCGGGAGCCGCAATCGTAAACGTGGCACCGGAAACCGCGCTGGTGGCCGTGGAGGTTGCCACGACGTATTTGTTGGCGTCTCCGCCGACGCCGATGGTCACCACGTCACCGGCCTTGATGGTGCCGGTGCCGGCAGCCTTGAGGGTAAAGCTCGTCTGCCCGACCGTGGTGGCGGTGCTGGCAAGTACGGCGTTCGTAGTAGTCCCCACCGCCGGATTCTGGATTTGGGCGGATTGGCGGATGTTCATGCCGAACAGATCCCCGACGATGCCCTGGCGGAGGAACGTATCGCTGCCGCTGGCCTGAACGTCAGTCAAATGGGTGAGCGTGCGCATGGCGGCCATGGCGGCGGTGGAGATGATCAGCGTGCGCTCGCTGGCGGGAGCCCCGTTATCGTCGAGGATTTTGGCCGGATAGGCGGCATCGGCGAGGGTCGATTTGAAGAGCGTGGTGTCATTGGCGGTGGCGGCGCGGCAGCCACCGAGAGCAGCGGCAACGGCAATGTCGGTTTCGATCTCATTGACCGCGGCACGCATCGCCTGGGCGATTTGCTGCTGGTTTATGGAGAGCGAGCCGGGGCCCATGTTGACCGCATAGCGATCTTCCCACGACCAGGAAAACGGGAAGTTCCGGGACTTGGACAGGGTGAGAGCGGCGTTGCCAACCGTTTGATTCGAGGCGGTCGAAAACGCCATCGCGGGCGTGGTGTCCCGGCCGGCGGTGTTGGCGGCGGTTTGCTGGATGCGGACATTTTGCCCGACTGCGACGCGGTCAACGCCCGGGTCGCGGGTGACGGATGGAATAAACCCGACAAGTTCGCGGGCTACCTGGTCGAGGGCGGCATAGATGTCCGGGATCAGGTTGGTGAGGGTGTTGTTATTGGTGGGAGCGGCCATAATATTGGGTGGTTAGAGAGTGATGATAGGGGTTGATGGGTGATATGTCAGTTGATGATTTTTCCGCCTTCTTTGATGAACTTCATCGCAAGGACGGGTTTCAGGGCGGTGAATTCGGCGCGGGTCATGGTTTTTTCCTCTCCAGCGGATTGGCCTCCCTCGATGGCGAGCGGAGCAATCAGGCCGGCGGCGGCAACCATCTGGGTCGCTTGCGCGGATGCGGATGCCTTGGCGGTGGCCAGATCGGCGGTCAGGGTGGCGATGGTGCCATTGAGGGTTACGATAGAGGCTTGCGCGGCGGTGAGATCGGCGGCGGCGGTGGCGGCCTCCTGGAGGGCGGTTTGGGTTAGATCCAGCTTGCCTTGCAGGTCGGCGAGCGCGGAGGCATGGGCCGATTCGGCAGAAGAGATTTGCGCTTTGAGCGCGGAGATTTCCGCAATGGCCTCATCGGCTGCGGGATTGGTCAGGCGGTTGAGAAGGTTCATAGGTTCGTGTGATTGGCTGGTGTTTTGGAGAGTGGGGGATGATTGGCGGATGTCAAAAAGCGCATCAGCGAAGCCTTCGGCGATGCACGTTTTGGCATCCATCCAGGTTTCCGACTTCATGAGGGATCGGCATTCGGCGGAGGTCTTGCCGGTTTTACCGGCATAGATATCGGCGATCTCGTTGGACATTTCGTCGCAGACCTTGGCCATTTTGGAGAGCGCATCGGCGTTACCCGCCATGCACAGAGATACATCATGGATCATCATGCGCCCATTCGGGACGATGCGCACGCTATCGGCGGCCATGCAGATGACGCTCGCCATGCTGGCGGCGATGGTGTTGACGGTGGCGGTGACGTAAACGCCTCGGGCGCGGAGGGCTAGGATTTCGTTGTGGACCAACGCACCGTCAAACACGCTGCCGCCGGGGGAGTTTATTTCGATGTCGAGGGTATCGGCGGCATGGTCGGGAGCGTCCGCGGAGTTGGTCAGTTCTCCGAAATCTCGGGCTCCGGTGGCGAACGCGGTGGCACCGTAGGTTTTGGAGATTTCCTCCAGCAACTGGCGGCGGGACCATTCGTCAACGGTATCGTCAAGTTTTACTTTGGCGGCCTTGTTTACGATTTGGATAAGCTTCATTTTTTCGCGGGTGGCGGGGTTGGTGCGGCGGGTGGCGGTTCGGGATCGCCGGACGGGTCGGACTCGGCGGAGGCGTCCAGGGTTTCGGATTTCGAGACCTCGTTAGGGGTGAGCATGGCCATTTCGCGATCATCGACCACGATCTCATATCCGCTGGTCTTGGATGCCTCCTCGGAAACCTGGTGGGCGATGATCTTCCGGTTAGCGATAGACCAGGCTCGTTTGCGGGAAAAATCCTCCTCGGTGATGCCGCGGGCTTCGGTGATTTCGTCGGTGTTGCGGAGACCGGCCCGCCATTCTTCGACCTCCATTTTGCTCTCCCTTCCATCGTCCACGGACAAGCGCGGCGGGATGGAAAAACGCCAAGACAACGGGTGATCGAGCAACGGGACCCGGTTGTTTTGTTGGAAAACCGAATAGGCCCAAGAAAAGGCCTGCAAGGCGGGCATGGTCAGCATTTTCTGCCGTTCGGTGACATATTTCCGGCCCTTGAGGATTTCACCGCGCTCGGCTGTGCCCTGGCCGGTGGATTGCCAAACCAAAGCATAAGGCCAAACCGATGCCAGCGACGTGCGGGTCATGCGGTTTTGGAAATTCTCCCACATGTCGCCGGGAGATTCGTGTTTAACTTGTTCGATTTTTTCCCCGGCTCCAGCGGTCATGTAAACGATGCCGCCAGGGGCACTCTGGGCAAGGAAATTGGATTGCCCGGTAATGCCGGAATCGACCATGGAAACCATGGGATCGTCCAGATCGGGGCCTCCGGTCTCGTTATAGATCGTCAGGTGCATGCGCGAGACGATCATCTGGCGGAGGCGCTCGTCAGAGGTGCTGGCGACCATGGAAATCATGTCCTCGATGGCATGGGTAAATGCCGGTTGGCCGCGATATTGCTCGCTGAAATCGGGGTTGAAAATATGGATGACGTTTTCCGCCGCGACATCCTCCCAGGTTTCCCCGCGTTCGCCTGTGAGGACGCGGTACGCGGCGGGTCGGCCGGATTTGTAAGCAATCACACCATCGGATATTTTGAGCCCCTTGTACGGGCCGCTGGAGACGGTGCCGCTATCGCCACCGTTGCCCACGCGGTGAGCCGGGACAACCTGTAGGCGCGGGAAATTGTCGGAGCCGATGATTTTGAGCCAAAAACAATCCCCATCCCGATCCACGGCGATGGAGGTGAGTTCCAAAGTTTTTTGCCACCCGAAAACCCCGCCCTTGACGTTGCAGTTGGGAAACCAAACCTTGCGCATGTATGTCGCGATTTGTTTTCCATCGGAAAAATCCGACTCCCCGACGTAGGCGGGAATCCATGCCTGGCCGATAGAGTAGGTGGCTTTCTGGAGGATCGCGTCGCGGCAGATTCCCAGGTTGGTAAATAGTCGGCTCGACAGGCTGCGCAGGACGCGCAGGTCAGTCGGGGTGATGAGGCGGTCGATGTCCTCGGCGCGGGTAGGATAGACCGGGCCGCGGGTCGGGTTCCGGTCGCTGGCGTGTGCGTGCCGGTAGGGCGTTGGATAGGGGTTGCCGAACTCGTTGAGGATGGCCATGGCTGTTAGGTCAGGATCGCGCGGGTTTGGGCACCCATCGGGCGGCCCATGTCATCGAATTGGCAGATAATGGAGAGCATGGAAAGGCGCTGGGTAATGGTCATGACCCCCGCTATGTTGGCCCCGAACGATTGGCCGTTGACGGTGCTCGATGTGATGCGCGTGCCGGCGGCCGGATCGGTGACGAGTTCCATGGCCAGTCGAGCCCGCTCGGCTCGTACGGCGTCCATCGCGTCCGGGTCGTTGCGGAGGGAGGCGTAGATATGGCGGGCGGACGA